GAACGCGCTGGTGGCCCTCAATGTCCGGTTTGTTTCGTCCGATTCACCAGGAGTAGCCATGGGTTCCGTCACCCTCGACACCGTCCTCACCGTCGGCAAGGTGCTCGGCATCCTCATCGGTGCCGCCATCGACATCGCCAAGGCGTTGGCCTGAGAGGTGAGATGCGATGGCAGGTGAAGCCGCCAAGCTCCGCGAGTACTGGGTCCACGGCGAAGGCGCGGTCAAGATCCGCTGGGGCACACACGGAGACTTCAACCGCTGCGTCCGCCACCTCCGCAAGTACGTGCGCGACCCCGAAGGCTTGTGCAACACCTACCATCAGGCGGCCCTCGGAGCACCGCCCGGCAAAGGCCACTGACCACCCATGCTCACCGTGATCACCGGGCCACCCGCAGCGGGGAAGACGACCTACGTCAGAGACCACGCCGCCCCCGGCGACATCATCATCGACCTCGACGCCATCGCCATAGCTCTCGGATCGCGTCATGGTCACAACCATCCACGCGACATCAAGACAGTCGCTCAGGCCGCCCGCACAGCCGCCATCAGGGCCGCGGCCAACACTCGCGCCACGACCTGGCTGATCCACACGGCACCAACGACGGAGCAGTTGGCGACCTACCGCGCACAGGGCGCACGGATCATCACCGTAGATCCGGGCGAAGCCACCACGCGCACCCGCATCACGGCGGAACGCACACCCGAAGCCCACGATGTCGCCGACCGCTGGTACCTCACACCCGGCGTCAAGGCCGGCATGGACGAGGCCAGGCGCAGGTTCGGCTGATGCCCAAGGCGCCACGACGATGCCCGAAACCTGGGTGCACCAACCTCATCCGCCACACGACCTACTGCCCCGACCACACCGAGGCATGGGCCACGCCGAGCGGATGGACCAAGCCGCCAGGCTGGAACCGCATCCGCCAAGACATCCTCGAGCGCGACGACTATCGGTGCTACATCTGCGGCAAGTCAGGTGCGGACGCCGTCGACCACATCACCTCCCTGGCCAACCGCGGCACCAACGCCCCATCCAACCTCGCAGCGGTCCACGACAGAGTCGCGCCGCACTGCCACCGCACCAAGACCAACCAGGAGCGGACAGCGACACGCTGACCCCCAGGGGGCTGGTCGGTCGACCCCCAGGGGCACCACCCCTCCCCCCGGCCCCGCAGTCCATCGGGGCGCTCTGCACATTCCGATCCGTACGACCCCGAGGCCGCCGACATGGCCCAACCTGCGGGGTGAAGGGAGGCCGTCATGGCCGCATCCAAGCCCGCGTCGGTGCGGGCGCGACGGAACAAGACCACCACTCGGGCGACGCTGCGCGCCGCGCCCAACCCTGAGATCCCCGACCTGCCTGATCATGTGGAGTGGCATGAGGCGGTGTTGTCGTGGTGGACCGATTGCTGGTCGTCGCCGATGGCGCCGGAGTGGACCGAGTCCGACCGGCACACGCTCTTTCTCGCGGCTCGGCTGATGCAGCAGGTATGGGACGAGTCGACCTCTCCGGCGTCGCGCGTCACCTCGGCGACGGAAGCACGGCACCTACTGCGTGAGTGTGGGCTGACTCCGATGGCGAGGCGCTCGTTGCAGTGGGAGATCGACAAGGGTGAGGCTGCGGCCGAGCGGACCACGCAGCGGCGCACGGCATCTCGCCCGAAAGCGGTGCCGGATCCGCGGGCCGCGTACGCCGCGGGCTGATGCTGCTCACCGTCCCCCCGATGGGGGGCGAGCCGAATCCCACTCTCGGTGATCAGGTGTGCGCGTTCATCGAGGAGCGGTTCGTCTACGGTCCCGGCAGCCTGAAAGGGCAACCGGCACGGCTGAACTCCGACCAGCGGTTCGTGCTGTACCGGGCGTACGAGGTATGGCCGAAAGGCCATCCTCGTGCTGGGAAGCGGGTGTTCAACCGCTGCGGGATGAGTGTCCGGAAAGGTTCGGCGAAGACCGAGCTGATGGCGTGGGTGGCGGGCGCGGAGCTGCACCCGGAATCGCCGGTGCGGTTCGCCGGGTTCGAGTCCGATGGCACGCTGCGCCAGGGCCGTCCGGTCAACGATCCGTACATCCCGTTGATGGCCAACACCAAGGATCAGGTGGAGGAGCTCGCGTACGGGGCGCTGATGGTGATCCTCGGCGAGGGGCCGGACGCGGACCTGTTCGATATCGGTCTGGATCGGATCATCCGCCTCGGCGTCGGTGGGGAAGCCGACGGCAAGGCGGTGCCGATCGCGGGCGCGCCGAACGCGCGTGACGGTGCCCGCACCACGTTTCAGGGCATCGACGAACCACACCGGCTGTATCTGCCTAACCACAAGGCGGCGATCGAGACGATGATCGCCAACCTGCCCAAGAGGCCTCTCGAGGATCCGTGGATGTTGTCGTGCACGACGGCGGGCCAGCCGGGCCAGAACTCGGTGGCCGAAGACGAGTACTTCGAGGCTGAGGCGATCGCGCGCGGTGAGGTGGAGCGGCCGTCGTTCTTCTTCTTCCACCGGCAGGCGTCCGACGGCTACGACATGGACCGCTTCGATGACCGTGTCGAGGCGATCCGGGAGGCGTCGGGGCCGGACGTGGCGGAGTGGTCCGACATCGAGGGCATCGCCTCGCAATGGGATCGCCCGAAAGCGGACAGGACCTACCTCGAGCGGGTGTGGACGAACCGGTGGACGCAGATGGCGGCCCAGGCGTTCGACGTCAAGAAGTGGGACACCTTGAAGTTGGTCGGTGAGGTGATCCCGCCGCGGTCGCGGGTGACGATCGGCTTCGACGGTGCCCGCATGCGTGACGCGACCGCGCTGGTGGTGGTGGATGTCGACACCGGTTTCGCGCAGCTCGAGGGGTTGTGGGAGCGCCCCGAGGACGCCGAGGACGACTGGGAAGTCGACGAGACCGAGGTCAGCGAGAAGGTCCGCGAGCTCATGACTCGGTTCCGGGTGGCGAAGATGTACTGCGATCCGCCGCACTGGAACAACACCGTCGGCGAATGGTCGGTCACCTACCCGGACCGGGTGGAGGAGTGGTGGACCAACCGCACCCGCCCGATGGTCAACGCCATCACCGACTTCACCGAAGCCATCGACACCGGACGCATCTCCCACAACGGAGACCCCGATCTTGCCCGGCATATCGGGAACGCGGGCCGGCGGCTGACGAACCTGCTCGATGAGCGCGGGGAGCGGATGTGGATTCTCGGCAAGCTGCACCCGACACGGAAGTTCGACGCCTGCATGGCCTTGATCCTCGCCTGGAAGGCGCGCATGGACATCGTAGCCACACCGGAGAAGAAGCGCGGCCGACGTGCCGCCCGAATCAGATGAGGCGGTGAGCGGTGAACGGTAGCGACGAGCCAGGCTCCCCGGCATGGTGGTTCGAGAAATTGTTGCGGGAGTTCGACGCTCGCGTGCCCGAACGGTGGGGTGCTGACCGCGGCTATCGCGAGCCGGGCGACAACGACACGCGCCGCGACCGGCTGGAGCGGTTGTGGTCGTATTACATCGGTCGGGCGCCGTTGCCGCAGGTGGCCACCGAGTACACCGAGGTGTTCCGGGCGGTGATGCGCAAGGCCCGATCGAACTACGCCGAGATGTGCATCGCCGCGATGTCGAATCGGATGGCGCTCAACGGCATCTCCACCGCGCAGGACAACGTCGGCGGAGATGATCTGGCCAACGACATCGTCGAAGTGTCCAATCTCGAAGCCGAGATCCAGGACCTGTTCGCCTACCTGTTCGTGATGAGCGAGACCTACGGCATGGTGGTGGCCCCCAAGGCGGGTAGCGGGTCGCCGCCGATGATCAAGGCGCTGGACCCGCGCAAGTGTGTCGGCGACCCGGACCCCGACAACCCGCAGGTGTTGCGGGCGGCGATGGTGCGCAGCTTCGACGAGATGTTCCAGATCGAACGCGCCATCCTGTTCCTGCCCGGCAAGGCGTACCGAGCGAAGAAGCCCGCCAACCCGTTCGGCGGGGTGAGCTTCCAGAAGTGGGAATGGGACGGCGAGCCCGAAGACATCACCGGCATCGACGATCTGGGTGGCGTGCCGATCGTCAGGATCGACAACAAGGACGGTATGGGCGAGTTCGAGGCCCACATGGACTTGCTGGACCGCATCAACGACACCACACTGCAGCGCATCGTGATCGCCTGGTATCAGTCGTTCAAACAGCGCGCTGTCGAGGGCGACCTCGAAGGTGACGACGACGAGCCGATGTCACTGGAGGAGTTCAACGAGATCTTCCGATCGGACCCGGGTGCCTTGTGGCGTGTCCCGGCCGGGGTGAAGTTCTGGGAATCCACGCAGGCCGAACTGACTCCGATCATCAACGCCAAGCGCGACGACGTGAAAGAGTTCGCGGCCGTCACCTCGACACCGATGTATCTGATCAGCTCGGACTCGGCCAACCAATCCGCCGAGGGTGCGAGCTTGGTGCGCGAGGGCATCAACCACAAGGTCAAGGACCGTCGTGCCCGGGTCGCGCCGAAGATCAAGCTGCTGTTCCGGATGGCGTTCGCGTTCGCGGGCCAACCCGAACGAGGCGCACGTATCCGGATCGACTGGGGCGCACTGGAGAACAACTCCCTCGCGGACAAGGGCTCGGCGACGGCGCAGTCGACGGGGGTGTTGTCGAAGCGGCGGCAGCTGATCGATATCTGGGGCTACACGCCGCAAGAAGCGGAGGAGATCATCCTCGAGCTGGCAGCGGAGCAGATCCTCACGACCAACGCCGCCCAGGGCGCAACAACCGCGGCCGGCGTCCCCGCCACTGACGCGGCGAGCATCTCCAGCGAGTTCGAGGACGCACTACCGTGACCGCGCCGGCCTCGGAGCAGCTGACCTACACCGAGGCCCTGACGTTGGCCGCTGCCCTGTACGCCACCGCGAAGGCACCGAAAACGCCGGTCCCCGTCGAAACACTGGCGGCGACCGCCCGCGCCGCCGCCGCCGCGATGGTCCGCATCGAAACGGCGACCGTTGACGCGGTGCTGGCGTTGTGGCGCCGCACCAACCCGTACGACGACGCCGCAGTGACGCGGTTCGCCACCGAGGCTGGGCGAGTGCTGATACCGGCGCAACGGCAGGTCGCACAGATCACCGCGGTCGTGCAGACCCGCACCTTCGCCGCAGCCGGAACTCCGATCCAGGTGTCGCCCACCATCCCCGACGACGTACGCGGGACTCTGCCGATGCTGGCTGCGCCCGACGCGGAAATCCCCGATACTCCCAGCCGAGAGCCGGAGGTACCGCGTCGCGCCCGAGTGCGGATCGACTACCCCGACGGGGAGCGCACCGTCTCTTCAGAGGAATCGCGGACCTCGCGAGTGCTCGTCCGGCCTGCCGCGCAGTACCGGTACGTGCGGTCACAGGGGCGGTCGCATGTGGAAGCGTCCGCCGCGGCCGAGAGCCGGGCCCGCGTCATCGTGGACGGCAACCTGCAGGTCGCGCGGGCGCTGATCGAGAACCGGGCCATGGACCAGACGGTGGACCTCGACCGCGAGGTGATCGGCTACCGGCGCATCATCCACCCCGAGCTGTCGCAGGGCGGGGTGTGTGGGATGTGCGTGGTCGCCGCCGACCGGATCTATCGCATCGGAGAACTCAAGGCCATCCATGGCCGGTGCAAATGCACTGTCGCCCCGGTGTTCTCCGACTTCGACCCGGGCGGTCAGCTCAACGGTCAAGACCTGGACGAGCTGTACAAGGCCGCCGGCGGGAACACGATCAACAAGCTGTCGCGGGTGCGTTACCGCGTCATCCAACACTCCGAGCTGGGGCCGATGCTGCGATCGGAGAAGGGCGTACATGTGCCCTATCTGACTGCGCCGCCCGAGTTCTCACGCACGCCCGAACTGGCGAGCGCCTAGATACGTCCCGCCGTTCCTGGCGGCGCGAGCCCGACAGGGCACCTCTTCCAACCTCCGACAGGAGATTCGATGTTCCTGCCCATCCACCCTGTTACCGGCCTGCGTGCGCTCGGCATGAGCAAGCGAGGCCCGATCTGGCCCGTCATCGGCGGATCCGGTGACACTCCACCCGACCCGCCCGCCGACGCGCCTCCAGCTGATGCACCCCCGGCCGGCGAACCGCAGAGCTTCCCCACCGGCACGCCTGTCGCCGAGATGACCCCCGAGCAGCAGGTCGCCTACTGGAAGCACCACGCCCGCAAGCACGAGACAGCCGTCAAGGCATACGGGGGCAAGACCCCTCAGCAGGTCGCGGACCTGGAGGCTCAGCTCGCGACGATGCAAGCGGAGCGGATGAGCGCGGAGGAGAAGGCCATCGCGGAAGCCGTCGCACAGGCGACGGAGTCGACCCGCACCGCGGTCGCGCAGGAATGGCAGGGCAAATACCGGACCGCGCGCCTGGAGGCGCTGGCCGGTCAAGTCCTCGACAAGGACCAGCTCAAGGTGTTCATGGACGTCGTCGACACGAGCAAGTTCGTGGGCGAGGACGGCGAAATCGACTCCGACAAGGTGATGGGCCATCTCACCGGCCTGTACGGGCAGCCCCGCGAATTCGGTGCCGGGCTGCCGCAACACCGCAACTGGGGTCAGCACACCACCCGGCCGCCGGGCACGACCGGCATCGAGCAAGGCAAAGCCGAGGCTGCGCGCCGCGCGCAGCGCTACGGCACCAAGTCCACATAACCCAAGGAGGATCGCATGTCCACGGACATCGGGCTCGTCACCACCACCTACCAGGTGGACAACAAGCAGTGGCTGCTCTCGCGCCACGGCACCGACCACACCCCCAACGTCACTCTCGACATCTCACTGTTCACCGCCGGCACCCACTACCCGAACGGCTACATCCCGTCCGGGTGTGTCATCGGAAAGGTCACCGCCACCGGCCTTTTCGGACCCTACGACGACGCCGCCGTCGACGGCCGCGAGACGGCGTACGGCATCACCTTCGCCCCCGTGACCGCGGTTCGCAGCAACGGCACCACCGCCACGAAGGTCGGCACCGGCGCCCTGGTGCACGGCGTGGTGTCGGAGAGCAAGCTGCCGTTCCAGGCCGGCGCTGGCTCGGTCGATGCCAACGGCATGGCCGACCTGAAGAACATCCGGTTCGAGGCGTAAGGGAGAGCTGAACAATGGGTCTTTTCCTCGACGGTCCCGTCCCCCTGGACGCCACCGCAACATTCACCCAGAACATCCCCACCCCGTCGAACCTGGCGTTCTCTACTCTGTTCCCGCGTCAGGACTTCGACACCGACACCGTGGACTTCGCGACCATCGTGAAGACCAACCGGGCCGCGAAGTTCCGCAACTGGGACGGCTCAGTGTGGGTTTCGGCGCGTGACACCGGCTCGGAGAAGCGCGTCAAGATGCTGCCCCTGTCGGCGCAGCTGTCCATGGGCGAGTACGAGCGCCGCCAGATCGAGTTCGCCAACATGGGCGGCACAAACACCGGCAAGATCGCGACCGCGGTCTACAACGATCTCGAGAACCTCACCATGCAGGTCCTCAACCGAGTCGAGCTGGCCTGGGGCGACACCCTGTCCGACGGCGTCGTCAACATCACCGAGAACGGCGTCGATCAGCAGGTCGATTACGGCATCCCCGGCAGCCAGGTGGTCGCCCCCGGCACACTGTGGTCCGACACCACCAACTCCACCCCTCTCACCGACCTGATCACCTGGTCGGATGTCTGGGAGGCCGAGAACGGGACGACGCCGGGCCGAATCGCGACCTCCCGCACCGTGCGTCGTCTGGTCGAACGGAACAAGGAAGTCATCGACGCCGTCTTCGGCAGCACCCAAGGCAAGACCAGGGTGACCACCGCCGAGCTGAACGCGCTGCTCGAGAGCGAGAACCTGCCGACCTTCGGCACGGACTACAACAGCAACTTCGACGTCGACGGTGTCTCCACCCGGGTGCTGGCGGCGAACAAGCTGCTGCTGATGCCGGACAACCTCGGCGAGCTCGGATTCACCGCGTGGGGCACGCCCACCACCGCGATGGAGCTGCAGTCCCGCAACGTCCAGCTCGAGACCGCGGCCGGAGTCATCGGCGTGATCGTCCGCGAGGACGGCATCCCGTTCCGCAAGTTCACCTACGTGGACGCGGTCGCCCTGCCGGTGATCGCCGACCCGCGCAAGCTGATGGTGGCGACGGTGATCGCATGACCCGCTTGGCCTGCTACGTCTATCTCACCGACGAGACAGGTGAGGTGCGCGCGTTCGGGCCGGACTCCGCGGTGCCGGAGTGGGCGCGGAAGAAGATCACCAACCCCCACGTGTGGCAATCCCAGGAAGCCGCCACCCCCGCCACGGGAGAGGTGGAGCCGGAGGACGGTCCGCCACCGCAAGGCGGACCGGGAGCGTCCCGGCAACGGTGGGCCGACTACGCCTCCCCGCTCCTGGCGGCGAAAGGTGTCGAGGTGCAGGCGGATTGGAAGCGTGAAGACATCATCGCCGCGTGCGAGAAGGCCGGAGTGCCGGTCTGATGTTCGCGACAGCGGATGACGTGCGCGACCGGTTCGAGGGAGTCATTCCCTCCTCCCGGGACGCCTGGCTCGCGGCGAAGATCGCCGACGCCGAATCCCTGCTGACCAGTCTGGTTCCGTCGATGGCCACCACCACCGACACGGCCCGGCTGGCACGGGCGAAAGCGATGGTCGCTGAGGCTGTCCTGCGCGTCTACCGCAACCCCGCCGGCGCTACTCAGGAAGTCGCGTCCGTCTACAGCGTCTCCCGGTCCAAGGACGCCGGATCGGGTGTGCTGTTCTTCCCGGACACCGAACTGGAAGCGCTACGCGGGTCCGGTCGGCGCGCCCGCCTGGGCACCATCCAAACCTCCCCGTGGAGGGTCGATGTTTTCGGCCGGTGAGACCGTCACGGTCATCCGGCCCGCCGCCCGCGACCGCGTCGGCGACCGCGTCGGCACGCCGACCGAGCACACGATCACCGGCTGCGCGGTCAACCAGACCCAATCCCAGGCCGCGACCAGTAGCCAGAACACCGCCTCTGATGGCGAGCGACGCGCGGCCGTCATCACGTTCATCGAGCTGATGTGCCCGCCGCGGGCCGACATCCGCGCCGGTGACACGGTGCGACTCGCCAATGGTGTGGTCTACCAGGTCGACGGCGAGCCGTGGACGCCACACAGCCCGTTCACTGGCTGGGAACCGGGCTGTGTGGTCCGATTGAGGGGAGTCACGGATGCGGCATGACATCCCTGACTACGACAACCCTGCTGTGAAAGGTCTGCTGCTGTCGTCGCAGATGCGGGCGTTGATGTTCGAACGCGGCGAGATCGCACAAGCCCTCTACCGCGAGGTCGTCGCCAAGCGCACGGGCCGCCTGGCCCGATCGGCCCGGGTGGAGACATTCAAGGGCGGCCTCGTCCGCCCGGGCGATCGCTGGTGCGCCCGCCTGATCGTGGAGGCACCCTACGCGGCATCCCATGAATACGGTGTCGACGATGGCGACATGCGCATCGTCGCTGGCGTATACGACCTCAACCAGGTCCTGAACATGCTGGGCTCGGCATGAGCGTGACATTCCCGGCGTGGTACGAGGGCGGGTTCCCGGACAGCGAGCTTCTCGTGATGGACCTGTGCCAGACGTTCCTGGACCTGTGCACACCACAGGGCACGGCGGTGACCTGGATCAGCAAGGAACACATCGCCATGGCCGACGCCGGAACACCGATCGTGCGGGTCTACCGCAGCGGACCCGGCGCTGATGGCCTCTGGGATCCCGCGGCCGTGCAGGTCGCAGTGCTCGCCTCCACCCGCGCCGACTCGTGGGCGGTAATGGAGTACCTGCGCCAGATTTTGCTGTCCTACGAGCACGGCGGCCTGGTCGAACGTGCCGACAGCTCCACAACCGCAGTCACCACCATCACCGAGATGGTCGGGCCGCAACAGCTGCCAGAGCTGAACCCCGATCACCGCATGGTGCCTGCGACCTTCCGGGTCGAATGCCGCCGTCCACAGTCTCTGCCGGACTACGCGCGCATCCGCGAATCCCTCTCCCTCTGAACCCCATCCCGACACCGCGCGACACATATCACGCGGTTATTCGGCGATCCCGAAAGGAGGGGCCATGGCCCCCACCACCTTCCTTGCCCTCAAGGAGAAGAACGACGCGCTCGTCATCTCCGCGCTGGACTGGCTGGTACTACTGCACGCCTGGAGCCCAGGCGCCTCGTACATGCCGACCAACCTCACCGACGCCAGCGGCATCCTGCAGACCCTGCCCGCCGGGTGGATGACGTCCGGCGAGATCCAGAAGACTGCCGGCGTCTCCCTGGCTCCCGACACCCAGACCTCGGCGATCGAGGGCTATGGCTCGTCCGGCCCGCGGCGCACCATCGTCACCGCCGAGAACTTCACCGTCGACTACTTCGCGCAGGAATGGCGCAAGATCAATCAGGAGTTGTGGCACAACACCGACCTGACGACCGTCTCCGCCGCCCCGGGTGTCGGCTACAAGGCGACCAAGACGTCGTCGCTGGCGATGCGGTTCTACTCCGCGATCGTCATCGGCCAGGACTTCGGCAGCAACAACCTGTTCCCGTTCTTCATGTTCCCGAAGGTCGGCGTCACCCGGCGCGCGGCGATGGCCGGTGAGCAGGGTCGGGAACTCGGCATGCCGTGCACGCTGACGATCTACGACGACGCCGACTACGGCGGCATGTACGACTTCGGCGTGGCCGGTGCCGGCTTCGACTCCATCGCGCAGGATGCCGGATTCGCCTCGGCCGCGGTGTCGATCACCGTGAACCCGTCCGCGGTGACGCTGGCGGCAGGCGAACTGACACAGCTCACCGTGATCGACAACAACGGCTACAACCGCACCGCCGAGTGCTCGTTCTCCAGCGCCGACGATCTGGTCGCGACTGTGTCGTCGACCGGTCTGGTTACCGCCGTCGCCACGGGCGGCCCGACCAACATCACCGCCACCCTCGGCGCGCTGAACGACACCTGCGCCGTCACTGTCAGCTGACCCTGAAACGCCGTCTCCCGCACCGTCTCCCTGGTGCGGTACGGGAGGCGGCTTCTCACCAGGGAAACCAGGGACGTAGGAGATAACCATGCCCCCGAAGGGACGCACCCCCGCCAAGAAGGCCGCCCCGCGCAAGCGCCCCTCCACTCCGGCGGAGCGCACCGACACCTTCCACGCGCTGCGGGCTCGCGCCAGCAAAGCCCCGGGCATCACGGTCGTAGCACCCGAGCCGCTGGTGTTCAACGAGTTCGACCCGCCGATCGTCGCCAAGATCCCCGACAGCCTGATGGGCAAGCTCTCCCTCGAAATCGCTGGGCGCGACAACGACTACATCGAATTCCTGCGCTTGGCCATCGGCCCGGACGGGCTCATGCAAGCCGTGCGCACGTTCAACGACGAGAAGGACGGCGAGCGGCTGCTCCTCGGGTTGATGCTGCGCATCGCCGATCACTTCTACGGCCGCGGCGCCGGTGATGTCCCGGGGGGTACCCCGGCCTCGTCGCCGAAATAGGCGGCTACGGGGCCGAGTTGCGCTGGGACCTGCAAGAAATCCTGGGCCTCGACCTCAACGACTGGCTGCGCGGCGAACGAGACTGGCGCGATCTGTGGGAGCTGATCGACGGGCTACGCCACCGGCAAGGCTCCCGCTACCGGTCGGCCAAGCTGACCGACCCCGACATCGTCGAGATGCTCGCCACCGCGGAACTCGACGAAAATCCGGAGATCCCGATCGAAGGATTCGGGCCGATCGACGCGCGGCTGGCCAATCTGGAAGACCGCCTCACCCAGATCCTCTACGCGGTGTCGCGCGCTGATTCCAGCATGGCGCCACTCACGCCCCGCCCGACACTGCCGCACGAGCAACGGCGGCAAGAGATCCGGCGCGGTCGACTCCGCGCTCTCGAATCCCAGCTGACCGGAGGTGAGAATGCCTGACTACTCGGCCGGTTCAGCCAGTGTCGAGATCAAGCCCGACTTCCGGGGCTTCGTCCGAGACCTGCGCAACGACCTGGACAAGGTCGAGGCCAACCTCGGTGTCGAGATCAAAGCGGACACAGCCGGATTCGCCAACGAGCTGGAGACCTATCTACAGCGAGTCCGCGCCGATGTCGAAGTCGCGGTCAAGCCGGACGAGACCAGCCTCAACGCCCTCGAGGACAAGATCCGCCTCAAGCTGGCCGCGATGGACCTATCCGTCGACGTCCGGGTCGGTGCCGATACTCGCGTCGCCGCCGACGAGATCGCGCTCCTGCGACGGCTCGCCGGCCGCCGAATGACCTTCGACGTCGATGCCGATACGGCTGCGGCTGCCGCGCAATTGGAGGCGCTGCGGCGAAGGGCGCGGGGTATCACGATCGGCGGGGGATCCGGTGGCGGCGGCCGTGGCGGCGGCCGATTCGGCTTCGGCGCTCTCGCTCTGGGTGGCGCGGGAGTCGTCGCGCAGCTGCCTGCCGCGGCGACCGCACTGGCGACCATCGGCGCCGATCTGCAGGCCATCGTCCAGGCAGGCACCATCCTGCCCTCCATCTACCTGGGCGCGGCCACCGCGGTCGGCACTCTGGTCGTCGGCCTGAAGGGCATGAAGGACGCTCTCAGCGACGACCCGAAGAAGGCCGCCGAGGCCATGGGCAAGCTCGCTGAGCCCGCGCGCGAAGTCGTCACCACCATCCGCGAATTCGGACCGGCGTGGTCCGAGGCGCGCAAGGCGACGCAGGCCGCTCTGTTCGAGGGCCAGGCCGCCCCGATCCGCGACCTCATAGACTCCCAGTTGCCCGCGCTGAAGACCGGCATGGTCGATGTCGCTGGCAGCCTCAACACCAGTCTCAAGACCGCGTTCACCGAACTGGGCAGCGACGAATCCCGCAACGCGCTCTCGCGAGGCTTCGCCAACACCGCCGCGGGCATCGACGCCGCCAACGGTGCCATCGCGCCCCTGATCTCCTCGATACGCACCCTCACCGGCACAGGATCGAGCCTGTTCCCGCGCTTCGGTGCCGCGATCACCGACGCCTCCACGCGCCTGGACGCCTTTCTCACCCGCGCGGATGATTCCGGCGACCTGCTGCGGTGGATGAACGAAGGGATCACCGCCACCAAGGAATTCGTCTCGATCATCGGCAACCTCGGTTCTTCCTTGAACAGCGTGTTCCGTGCCGTGAAGGGCGACGGCGACGGCTTCCTCACCACTGTCGACCGGCTCACCGAACGCATGTCGGAATGGCTGGAATCCACCGAGGGCCAGACCGCCATGCGCACCTTCTTCATCGAAGGCCGCGAGCAGATGGAGAAATGGCAGCCCATCCTGTCCAACCTCGGCACCGCGCTCGGCTCCGTCTACGACGGCATCCAAGCCTGGTCGGCGATCCTGATGCCATTCCTGTCCGCGGCAGCGAGCCTGCTCGCCAACCACGGCACCCTGGTCACCACTGCGGTCACCGCGTGGCTCGCGTTTCGAACCCTGAACCCGATCATCGGCGCCTTCCGGTCGGGCGTCTCCGGCGCGACGACCCGCGTCAACACCTTCACTACAGCCATGAACGCAGCGGTCACCGGTGGAGCGTCCAAGTTCCGAGGTGTGATCGCGGGACTCGGTGCGATGCTCGGCACCGGCGGCATTTTCGGGGTCGCGTTGGCAGGCGCAGCGATCGGATTGGGCTTCCTCGCGATGAAGCACCAGGAGGCCAAGGCCGCCGCTCAGGCGCAGCAAGCTGCCCTCGAACAGCTGGGATCGACCCTCGACAAGCAGACCGGCAAGGTCACCGAGCAGACCATCGCCACCGCCGCCGAGCAGCTGGAGAAGGGCGGATACCTCGAGCGCGCTCAATCCCTGGGCATCAACACCACCGACTTCACACGTGCCTCGCTGGGCCTGGACCCGGCGCAGAAGGACGCGATCAACCAACAGCTGACCCAGACCATTCTGGAGCAGGCCCCCACCAAGAACACCGCGTGGCAGCGCGCTGTCGGCGCGGGGCTCACCGATGTCGAGATCGCGCAGGCCCTCCAGGGCATCCCGGAAGCGGTGGAGGCGTACGGGCGGGCGAAGGAGAAGTACGACCTCCCGTTCGATCTCAGTGAGCTGAAGCGGCTGCTCAACGATGTCGGCGAGTCCGCGGCCACCCTCGGCGGGGAGATGAACAATCTCGACTCCCAGACCGCGAAGATGGGCGAGTCGGCACGCCGCACGAACGAAGCCATCCAAGGCACGCACGCACTCACCGAACAGGGCAAGCAGTCCTTCGAGGAACTCGGCCTGGCCGTCCAATCGGTGCCGGACGCCAAAACCGTTGTGGTGTCGTCGACTACACCCGAGCAGATCCAGCAGCTCAAGGACCTCGGCTACACCGTCGAAACGCTGCCGGACGGCTCGGTCAAGATCACCCTCGACGACGCGGCAGCGCGCGCCCAGATCCAGCAGCTGACCAAGCCTGAGAACAAGAACATCACGGTCACCTACACCTACAACGGGCGACCGATCGACCAGAGCCAGCTCGCCCCGCCGACCCAGAGCCCCGACTCCTACGCCCGCGACGAAACCGGCCGCCGCATGCCCGGCGGCCGCGCGATGGGTGGACCGATCACGGGCGGTACCCCCGGCAAGGACTCCGTGCCCATCCTGGCGATGCCGGGCGAGCACATGCTAACCGTCTCCGACGTCGACCGGCTCGGCGGCCAGTCCGGCGTGTACCGCTTCCGCGCCGCTCTGCAGGCCGGATTGGTGCGCCCGTTCAAGCGTGGCGGCGCGGTCGAGTGGACCGACGAGGACGAGACCAAGCTCGAGTCGGCGATCGTCGCGGTACAGCAGGCTGAGGAGCGGCTGGCGAAGGCTCGCAACAATCCGAAGAAGTCGGAGGCGGACATTCGCCAGGCCGAGCTCGCGGTGGAGAAGGCGCAGCAGAAGGTCGAGAACCTGCAGCAGAAGAAAGAGACCGGCACCAACACCTCTCTCGCGCCGCAGGCCCCGTTGCCGGAGCGGAAGTCTGATCAGCAGATCAGCATCGAGAACGCGCAGGCGTCGGTCGACCAGGCCAACACCGCCCGTAACCAGATCTACGCCGACCCGGACTCCACCGAGGCGCAGAAGCTGAAGGCCGACAACGACTATCTGTCGGCGCAGAATCAGCTCGAATCCGCCCGCAAGTCCAAGGACTCCTCCGGTAAGGATGACGGGCTGCCCGAGGAGTACTCGCTGCAAGGCATCTTCTCCCGGGCGGGATCCATTCTGGCCGAAGGCATCCTGGGATTCTTCGGCCTGGAGAACTCGATCCTCAGCTCGAACAACACCTACAACAAGGCGTTCAACTCGATCGTCGATCACTACACCGACGGCGAGAGCGACGAATCCAGCACAGGCGGCTACGACTACGAGCCGCAGAACCTGGAGAGCACCGACACCGGCGATACCGACTCCTCGGGTGGATCCACCGGATCGGAACAGGCAGAGCCGAGCACGGTGGTCTACGACCCCTCCAGCGGTGTCGAACAGTGGCGCAGCACCTTCGCCGGTGTTCTGCGCGCACTGGAGATGCCGTCGGGGTGGCTGAGCCTGGGCCTGGCGCAGATGCGCACCGAGTCGGGAGGCAACCCGAAAGCGATCAACCTGTCGGATTCCAACGCCGCCAAGGGCACACCCTCCAAGGGGCTGATGCAGGTCATCGACCCGACCTTCGCCGCCTACCGGTCAACGCTCTACGTCAACGACATCTGGGATCCCGAAGCCAACATCGCCGCGGCGCTGCGCTACACCGTCGGCCGCTACGGCAGCCCCGAAGGCGTGTGGGGGCAGGGCCACGGCTACCGCGACGGCGGATGGGTCAACGGCATCGGCGGCCCGCGCGACGACCTGAACCGGGCGTGGCTGTCGAACAAGGAGTTCGTCGTCAACGCCACCGACGCCGCGGCCAACGCCGACTGGCTGGAGGCGATCAACTCCGGCGCACGGTTGTCCGCAGCGCCGCTGCCGGTCGGAGTCGGTGGCGGCGCAAGCACATCCACGGTGACTCATGACCGGTCGGTGAACTTCGGCAACGTGCAGGTGATGGATGTGGGGGAGTTGATGCGCGAAACGGATAGGTGGTCGGCAGTGCAGGCTCAGGGCGCATTGGCGGCACTGTGATCGACCAGTACTTGAAGGTGTATCTCATCGGCCAGGACGGCTACCGCTGGAACCTGACCGACGAAACCGAAGGTGTCCTGTTGCGGCCGGGGCCGTCGATGCTGTTCGACGCCCCGGCCAAGACATTCTGGATCGAATCGTCGACCGGATCGCACTACCAGGGCCACCGGTTCGAGCGCCGCGACCCGGTGTTCTCGGTACAGATCCACGGCGCCGACCCTCTGATCTGGGCCGATATCGACTCCCGGTTCCGGCGCTCGCTCGGCATGGTCGGTGAGGACACCTTCAAGCTGGAATTCCACACCCCGTACGGGATTCGGTGGATCACCATGCGGCTGCTCACCGAGCCCACCGCCTACGCCACCGCGGACTACGAGAAGAAAAGCCCCTGGTTGACCCACGATTCGACCCTGGCCATCTCCGCCGCGTGCGAGAACCCGTTCTGGGAAGCCGATCCCGTCGAACTGGAATGGGAACTCCCCTCCGGAACTTCCGGCGGCACGAACCTCATGTTCGAGAACAAGGGCGATGTGCCCGTGTTCTGGAAGGGATTCGTCACCGCGCCCGGGACATGGACACTCCCCGACCGCAGTTGGGGCCAGAAGATCTACGCCAAGAACGTCCCGCCCTATCACCGCGGTATCGACGACGCCAACCGCACTGTGCCCTTACCGGATCTGGTCGCCGGTGAGGACACCGATATCGACACCCACCCCGACGAGCCGACCCTGATCGCCCACAACGGCGCGCTCGTCCAGGCGCGCTGGAACTCCAACGGATTCCTCTACCCGCTGCGCCCCTACCTCGAACCGACCGCGGTGCCGGTGTCGGTGACCGGCGCGACCGCCGGGGCCGCAGTGAAGATCTGGATTCCGCGCTGGTACTCCCGACCGTGGGGGGCGACGCTGTGACCACCCTGGCCGATATCCCTGCACTGCACGCGGATTGCCAGGAGCGCCGCTCGCAGTTGGACGCGCTGCGCCGCACCCCGCCCTACATCCGGTTGTGGATGAACAAGCCCGACGGATCACCAGGTCTGGTGTTGCGCGGCCGGGTTACCGAGACGATCGCCGGGAAGTTCCCGTGGCGCAACAACCAGGCCCAGGGCGGGCAGCTGCGGCTGCGCCTGGATCATCATCTGGCGCGGTGGATCATCTCGATCCCCGACGACCCCGAAGCCAAGAAGAACGTCGTCGTCACCGTCGACCACATGGGCGGCGCGAAACGCTGGTCCGGACTGCTGAAGCACTGGAAGGTCATCACCAAGGACCGCGTCCACTACCTCGAGGTCAACTTCGTCGACGACCTGCAGTTCATCCAGTACATGCTCGGCCCGCCGAACCCGGCCCTGCCCATCCCGATCTTCCAATTCCCGCGCGTGCTACCGATCTTCGGTCCCGCGAAGTGGGCGATCTCGATGATGATCCTGATCAACCTGATCAGGCTCAACGGCCACCCCTGGACGCTGCCTGACGATCCATTCAATACGGAATCCTGGGACGACCTGTTCGACTGGTCGGACTGGCAAGTCCTGATCAAGGCGAAAGCGTTCGACCTCGACGACTCCAGCCTGTGGACGATCCTCGCCACCCGCATGAACAGGATGGACGAGGTCATCGCCGACGCCCTCGACGACGCGCAGTTGACCCTCACCTACAGGCGCATCCTCACCGTAGACGGCGAAACCTCCCCCGTGGAGGGCGTGCCCGACATCGCCAACGGCGCGCTCGTCCTGGAGGTGGTCGACAACTCCGGCTACTACAGCGCCGACGGCACCGGCACCGGCGGCGGCATCGTCGGCGGCCTGCAGCGCAGCATCGCCCAGTTCCTCTCAGGATTCGTCGAAGACTCCCGCGTCCTGATCACCGACGACCAAACGATCTGGCCCGACGAGTACTACCAGGCCAACTACCGCGGCACCCGACCGCCCTATCCCTGGGTGACGGTCCGCGACAGCAAATACAGCCAGATCGAAACCAGCGATCTCACCTGGTCACCCGCGACCGCGGTCAGCGTGATCGTCGGCGGTGACAATCCGTTGGCTGACCAGCTGGCGCGGCTCACCATCGAATCCATCGCCGCCCTGATCGGCTACTTCCTCCTCGGCGGATTCTCCGGTCTCGGGTCGATCGTCGCCGACGTGGTGATGCCGTTCCTGGTGGGCACGATCTTCGCCTGGCTGCAATGGACCAACCACTCCCGCGCCCACAACCTCGGCTGGGTGCACCTGTGGGAGGTCTTCCAGCAAGGCGCGGAGAACAACTCGTGGTCGCTGTCGGCCATCGCCGCGCTGCGCGCCGGATTCCTGTCCACCCGTGCCGAGACCGCGCACCAATTCACCCTCCGCTATGGCGGTGAGTACCTGCCCGGGCTGGACTACGACCTCGGCAACCGGATCGCCTCCACCGCCAGCCATGTCACCGACAAGCTGTTCGTCGACCAGGTCGAGGAAATGGTCCTGTCGTGGGACTTCCAGGCGGGCCAGATCTACGGGTGGGACACCACGGTCGGCAAGGCGAAAGCCGCCATGTCCCAGGCGGAACGATCCGCGCGTCTGCTGTCGAAGGCGCTGACCACGCTGCAGAACATCGGCGTACATCTCATCTCCTAGGAGCGTGCATGGAGCATCCGATCTTCAACGACCGCGCCGAACAGCTCACGATGCTCACTGCCCTCCTGGACTCCTTCCCCGGGCAGGAGGGCGCACCGGATGTGCGGGTGCCGATCCACCCTCGGGTGCGGCAGGCATGGGCGAAGGAGCTCATCAAACGCGGCGTGGTCGTGGTCCCGGACCTGATGAAACAGCTGCCCGTCCCTACCGGTGATCACCCCGAGGCGGGATGGCTGCAGCCGATGGAGTGGGTCAAGCGCGAGGACTACGAAGCCCGACGCGCGCAGACGCCGCCATCGTCGGAGGAGCAGCAGACCGGGCAGATGCGGCAGATGCTCGCTGTGCTGGACCCGGACTTGGAGCAGAAGATCCGCGACATGTCCGACCCGGAGAAGCGGGAAGAGATGGCGCGCATGGCCACCCAGATCCCCAAGCACCTCGACGCTGTCCGCGCGGCGATGGAGCACCTACAGAAGACCCGCACCCACAGGGAGGAACCCGATGGCTGACCCGATCTGGCTGCCGGAGATGTTACGAGCCGCTGGCCTGGAAGTGCGCGAGTTCCCCGGCTGGCGCGATCGTGGGCACGGGGATTTCGGCCAGATCTGGGGTGTGATCGCCCATCACACCGGCAGCAATCCACCATCGAACAACCCCGGGTATATCGCCCAGCATCCGACGCTCGGTCTCGCATCGCAGCTGCACCTGTCCCGCGACGGCGTGTACACGATATGCGGTGTCGGCATAGCAAACCACGCGGGATATGGCAGCTATCCAGGTCTGCCCACCAACAACGCCAACGCCAAGACGATCGGAATCGAGGCCGAGAACAACGGCACCGAGGGGTGGTCACCAGCGCAGTACGACGCCTATGTGCGTGGCGTCGCCGCGATCCTGCGCCGCCTCGGCCACGGCGCGAGCCATGTGATCGGCCACAAGGAGTGGGCCGGTGCCGCGCAAGGGAAATGGGATCCCGGTGGCATGGACATGCACGAATTCCGCGCCGACGTCGAGAAGGCCATGACGGACCACCCGCCACAGAGAGGAGAGGGCACAGTGTGGGGCGATACGTTCCAGAACTTCAAGAAGATGAAAGTCAGCTACGGCACCGCCATCTTCTACATCGACAAGCTCGTCAACGAGATCTGGGATCAGGTCGGCAGGGGCTGGGCGCAACTCGGCACCGACACCGATGGCAAACCTCTGACGCTGGTTGATTCCCAGGCCGCGCAGAACACTGCCCTGGCGCGAATCGAGCAGCGACTCAGCGATATCGAGGCGAAGCTGGAGGCGCGATGATGCGCCTCACCCGACTGCCCGAGCCCGCGCTCATCCGCTCGATCCTGGTCGCGATCACCGGGGTCGCCGCCTACCTGCTGGGCCGCGAGGTCTCCACGGAATGGGTCGACACGCTGACCACCCTGTACGCACTGGCCGCGCCGGTGATCGCCGGATTGTTGATCCGGCCCGCAGTCACCCCGGTCGTGGCCGGCCGAGATGCAGCTCCGGAGTGAAGGTCCGGTGACCGCGATGAACCCGCTGGAGGGCGACGTGAATATTGCGGAGGTAGCCGCCGCCCTCGGCGGCGCTCTAGGCGTAGGCGGTGTCGGAGGTGTACTGGTCGACGGATGGTTCCGGCGGCGCCGCACCCGGGTCGACGTTCTCGAGAAGGTGGAGGGGATCGTGACGCGGGCGGCGGAGAACGCGCTCGCCCGCGTCGATGAACTCGAGCACCAACTGGCCGAACACCAACGTTCGGATACCGAGTATCGCCAGCGTCAGCGTATCGCCCACGCCGAACACGCGACGTGGGACAACCAACTCCGGGACACCCTGCGCACCAAAGGGATCGACGTTCCACCTCCGCCGCCGTTGGAGGTGGTGTGAGCTTCCCGTCCGGTGCCCCGTTCGATGGAACCCCGTGGGGCGTCTCGGCCAGCGGCAGCGTCCCCAGCATGCCCGGACGCACCGAGGCCAACGTCACTGACCAGCTGAAGAACACGGTCGGCGACGGACATTGGGGTGGACTCGGCGGCGGATTGATCGCATTGATCCTGTCGCTCATCGCCGGTGCCATCGCGGCGATTCTGGGCGGATTCGCCACCATCATCGACGCCATCTTCGGCACCGTGAACGACGACTACGTCGCCCAGCTGCCCACGATCCAGGACCACTCCCAGTCCATCACCGACCTCGTCGCGCAGTTCAATCAGCTTGTGCTGCAAGGCAACGCGATTGTATTCACCTCCAACAACAGCTATACCCCCAGCGAGGGGATCACCTCCATCGAGATCATCGTCATCGGTGCGGGCGCAGGCGCTGGATCGGGACGATGGGATCTGATCGCCAGCGGCCGGTCCGGTGGCGGCGGAGGCGGCGGCGGGGGTGAGGTGCACGTCAAGGTCCCGGCCAGCCTGCTGCCGCAGTCCGGCGGCAGTTTCCTGCCCATCTCCATCACAGTCGGTGCGGGCGGGTCGGGAGGCGTCGGTTCCGAAACCCCCGGCGGCGGTGGAGGGAACACGATCTTCGGCAGTGGCAGCCATCAGATTACCGCTGGCGGCGGAGTCGGTGGTGTGTCGGTAGCTGGTGGTTCCGCCGGTGGCGCGGGCGGTGTCGGGATGATACCGGGCGGCGCGGGCGGCAACGGCGCAGGCGGCGGTGACCCCTCCACCGCAGGCGGATCATCGGTCTCCTCCTATGACCTCTACGGCGGAGGCGGCGGAGGCGGGGGCGGCGCGACACCGGAGCAGGCTGGCTCGCCCGGCGGCGCAGGTGGCATCTCCGCCGGCGGTAACGCGGGCAGTCCTGGACAGAACGGCACCGCGCCCTCTGACATCGTCGCCACAGGTGGCGGCGGAGGAGGCGGAGGGATCAACGACAGTTCCTCCGGCGGCCACGGCGCCTTCCCCGCAGGCGGTGGAGGCGGCGGCGGAGGTGGTGGCGGCGGCACATTCGGCAACGGCGGCAACGGCGGCAACGGGATCATCTTCGTTATCGAACGCAGCTCCTGATGATCATCATCATGCACGTCTACACGTCCAACACGACGTGGACGAAACCCGAGGGCCTGTTCGCGATCGACATAGTCCTTCGAGGCGCGGGCGGCGCGGGCAACACCAACGCAGGCGGCGGGGGCGGCGCGGCGGTGGACAACAAGAAACGCATCCCCGAATTCCAGCTCCCCGCAACAGTCCCCGTTACCGTCGGCGCGGGCGGATCCTCCGGCGGCAACGGCGGCTCCAGCTCGTTCGGTGACATCCTCACCGCCGAGGGCGGAAAGGGCGCAGCGAACGGCGGCACGGGCGGGGTGTCGTACATGCGCGGCGGCAACGGCGGCAGCGGCAGCGGCCAGCCAGGACAAGCCGCCACCTCCGGCGTAGTCCGGCTTCTGGCCGGCGGCGGCGGAGGCGCAGGCTCCAGTGCCACCGGGGGAAAGTCCGGCCTCGTGGCCGCAGGCACCTCCAATCCACCCCTGTGGCAAGCATGCCAATCCGGCGGAGGCGGCAACGGCGGCTCCACTGGCGGATTCCCCGCAGGCGGCGGCGGCGCCAACGCCGCAGGCGCGGCCGGGGCCATCACCGTGATCGAGTACATCTTCGAATGAGGAGCGACATGGCCACTGCCACAGTGCATATCGAGCAGGTCGGCGGATACGCCGGACCCGCCCGCTGCTTCGCCATCGACCCGCCCTTCCAAGGCCACAGCTACGTCACCGCGTGGGTACAGCCCGGATTCGGCGACATCCAGCTACCCGAAGTTGCGCTCGTCCCAGCGACCGAAACCGGTGCCGCGGCGGAGAACTCACTCAAGCGCCGCCCCGGATCGTTTGTGCTGCACGAACCACCCGACACCCCCGAGCGCATCGAAGGCGCGTACTGGCTGGCCCTGCTCATGCTCGGCGGCTACGAGATCGCCTCAGGGGACGCCTGATGCTGTTCAAGCCGATCCTCAAGGACCCGGGCGCGGCCCTGGACTACAAGTTTGACTGGGGCTCCGACACGCACCGCGGCCTGGCATGGCTGCAGCCCGGCGAAACGATCGCCGCCCGCACAGTCACCGCCGACGCCGGGATCGTCAAGGAATGGGACGAGATCACCGACGCGGGCAAGTCGGTGACGGTGTTCCTCTCCGGCGGCACAGCGGGCACGCAGTACACCGTCACCTGCTCGATCACCACCAACCTGTCCCGCACCGATGTGCGGCGCATGACCATCGACGTCCGCGAAAGGTAGCCGATGACAACACAATTCGGGATCGTGTGCACCGCCGAAGCGGAAGTGTCCCACGCCGAAACCGACATCACCGACGCCGCCGACGCGGCCGAGAAGGAGGACTGACCCATGACCGTCGGCCTGCACACCGCCAACCTGGCCAACAAGATCCTCGACCACCTGCGCGGCGGCACCGCATGGACACAGCCCGGCGGGATCTGGGTGAAGGTCCACACCGGAGATCCCGGGTCCGCTGGAACCGCGAACGCCTCCGCAGTCACCACCCGCTCGCAAGCCACCTACGCCGCAGCGGCGTCTGGAGCGATCGCGCTCACCGGCACGCTGCCGAGCTTCTCGATGACCGCCACTGAAACCATCTCCCATGTCAGCGTGTGGGACGCCTCCACTTCGGGGAACTTCTTGTGGTCCGCCCAGCTGGCGTCATCGAAGAACGTGGTCAACGGTGACACGCTCACATTGACCGCACTCGGCGTCGCCTGGGCACCGTTGGCGGCCTGATGCTGGTCCTTCCGCGGCGCACCGACGACTTCACGGGAACGCTCAGCGCGTTCTGGGTGCGCCGCAACGGGAGCACGAATCCGCTCACGTCCAGCGGCAGGCTGACCTGCAACACCACCAACGGCTTCTATCCCGCCGAGTACATCGCCCGCGCGACCCCTACCCGTGACCAGTACGTGGCGGTCACCCTCGCGCAACTGGCTGCTGGGACGGCGGGCGGCGCGGCCAGTGGGCTGATGCTGCGCTGCCCGAACTCGTCGAGCCCCGGCACTGTCGTACTGGCGTACTTCACCAACCGCCAGATGGGCATCGCCACCATGACCGGCTGGACCGGCGGCGGCTTCACCTGGCGCGCCGACGCCGTCAACTACAACGGCGGCGCGGACGCGGAGGTGGGATCGCGCATCGAATTCCTGGTAGTCGATGACGTCTTCCGTACCTTCGTCAACGGCGTCCAGATCAACGCCTGGGACGACACAGGCAACATCGCGAACCAGAATGCCCGCTACGGTGGCGCGCTCATCCAACGCGGCAACGACGGCACCGCCACCGGGCAGATGGCGTTCGATGACTTCGCGTTCGGCCCGCCGCACCCGATCAACATTCCTATGCCCCAGCAGGCCGTCGGCCGCGCGGGCTTCTACTGAGAAGGAGACGCCATGGCGCGCAGGCGATTCCAGGTCTTCAACGGTGCCACCGCCGGGCTGACCTCGCCGCTGTCGGCGGTCACCACTGGTACCTCGCTGAAGACGATGCTGCAGATCAAGCCGACCACCCCGATAGCGATCATCGCCTGGGGGTACAGCTTCACCACCGTGCCGACCACGCTGGTACAGGTCGAACTCGTCACCACCGGCACCGCCGCGGCCACGGTCACCAACTACGCCGCTGGCGACATCATCAAGTACGACGACGCCAGCGGATCGGCCTCCTCCATCTCCACCGGCGGCGGCAACACCTCCGGCTTCACCGCCACCGGCGAAGGCACGATTACCTCCACCCGATTGCTGGCCGCCCGCGCCGAAACCGGCCCATCCTACGAGTCCCAGTTCCCTCTCGACCGCGAACCGGCCGTCATCGCCGGTGACGTCTTGCGGCTGCGAGCCCTCACCACTGTGGCGATCAACATGCTGTGCTGGGTGACCTGGGAAGAGTGACCGATGCCCCGGCTCGGTAGGACTCGCCCCGCCTCGGCGTACCGTCCCCGGATCGTATCCACGCGCGCCGCGGTCCCCGCCGACGCCGACCTGACCGCCACCGTCGCCCTCACTGCGGCGGCGCAGCGCGGGGTGTCCGCCGGCATCGACGCTATCGCCAGCGCGGTCCTCACCGCCGCAGCTGAGCGGGGCCACAACGCGACCGCCGCCACCACAGTCACGGCCACGCTCACCGCGGACGCGGCACTGTCGACCACCGCGACAGCCGACCTCTCCGTATCCACGTCCCTCGCGGGAACGGCAGCTCAATCCACCACGGCGACTGCGGACCTCGCACTCACGGCGTCACTCTCCAGCGACTCGTTCGCTGGTGACGTCGCCATCGCCGACCTCACGGTCACCACCACCCTGGACGCCGACGCGGTCGTATCCACCCACGCTGCTGCGGCCACCACGGTCATGGCGGACCTCACCGCCGCCGCCGCGCTCACCGCCGCTGCCCAGGCGTCCACCATCGGCGCCGCGACACTCACCGCGTCGGGACAGCGCACTGCGGCCGCCTCAGCCGACACAACCGTCACCGCCACTCTGACTGCGGACGGATCAGCGGCGAAGCTGGTGTCCGCCAACACCAACGTCCACGCGACCCTGACTGCCGCGTTCGGAACCTTCGCCGCCGCCAGTACCACCGCCATCGCCGCCGCGGTGACCGCGACAGCGGTGCGCACCAACGCCACCACCACTCCCGCCAACGGCGAAACCAAGGTCACGGCCACCCTGACGGCGGACGCCATCCGCACCGCCTACGCCACCGCCGACACCGAAGTGACCGCGCAACTCGACGCGGAAGCCGCCGCGCACCTGCACGTCGGTGCCGACTTCGCGGGCCAGTTCAAGGTCACCGCGATCATGCGAATCCTCGGCGCCCCCGACCCGGAGACGCCCGTCCAACGCACCCTCTTCATCCCGGCGGAGGACCGGGCGTTGGACGTTGATTACGAGATCCGAACTCGGCAGATCACCGCGCAGGCAAGAGAGCTCGTTCCGCTGCCGTGATCAGGAGACTGGCGTGAGTTTGGCGTTGGTAACCCGGATCGCCCCGTCGGTAGGCAGGATGTCGATCACGCTCGTGTACCCCGCACCGAACCCGCTGTCCGCGGCAAGGAAGTTCTGAGTCTCGGAGCAGGGCAGATCTGAACAGCGAATGACCACCACCGCTTCCAGGGAAGGCTCATCCGCCGTGACGGTGTAGCGGCCCGGCGGGATCGCGGCCTTCGCGCCGCCGGTCGGGGTGTCGCCTACACTGAATACGCCGTTGCCGCTCCATGCCCGGCTCCCGCGCGGAGGCGAGGTCAGCACGGCGGTGACCTTCGGCACGGTGGTCGTAATCCACACCCGCGTTGTCGTCCGGGTCGGCGAGGCCGGATGGTCGTCCGAACTGCTGGAGATCAGCGACACAACAGTGAACAGCATTGCGGCTACGGCTACGCCTGCGGCGACGATCCAGAGTCGGTTTCTCATCGCGGCCCTCCCAACGGCCTCGCCCGACGGGTGTCGCCGCGCGAGCGAATCATCCTCCTCGCGGCACGGTTCCGCCAGTGCTGAAGCCCCCCATCTGACACGAAACGTCACACACCCCATATGTGAAGCGCCCCAGCCGATCGGCTGGGGCGCTTTCGTCACGTCTCGGGCTAGCTTGATCCGAAGCTGCCGGTGGACGGCTTGTTGCTACGCGGGCTGTCAAAGGACACGTAGTAGCGGTCGCCGTGGATGTGGTAGCAGCGGACGTTCTTGTACCCCATATCGCGGTACATGCGGGCGGTGTCTTCGCAGTTCTTCCGGCCGATGATGGTGCCGGTCTCCCCAGCGGTCGCGGTGCCGCCGCTCATGCCGATGCCGACAACGGTGATGGCGGCGGCGATCCCCGCGTACACGAAACGCTTCATCAGGTGCTCTCTCGAATCTGGATGGTGCGACGTGGTGGCAGCGCTGGGGCTGCGGCTCCCCCCGACAGGAGTCGTCGCGCACCACATAATCCAGCCCGGCCGCGAGACCCGCCAGCGACCGGGCAGCATCTGGCACGAAAGGTCAGAGCCCCATCCGCTCCAACGCCCAATCCGTGGCGGCCTCTTGCTCGCTGCGGGGGATGCGGCGAGTCCAATGCAGCGGCGGCATCCACCGGTGCGAGCGCCACCCGAACTCCGGACGCACAGTCCACCCCCACACCGGCTCGTACCGGACCGGGTAGCCAGCACCGGGCACGGGGTGGGTGATACCGCGGGTATGCAGTAGTGACATCGAGCGCCCCTCAGCAGGAGATGATCACAGGGGCAGTGTCCACGGTGGCCGTGGTGTACTGCCCATTCACGGTAACCCACATGTCGGCTACGCCGCGCCATGCTCCAGGTACGCAGTCGTAGGCGGCGACGGCGACGTTGAGACGCGGGTTGGGGATGGTCTCGGAGTGTTCGGCGGCCTGCACGATCCAGCCTTTGCCGCGCTCCCGGAACTGCAGGGTCAGCGAGATGTGGAACTGCTCGGGCGTGTCGATACATTCGGCGTAGCCGCCCGCGATGACGGCACCCGACTGTGTGTAGGGCAGACCGCGGTGGAATTCGAACGTGCACGGGTAGAGGTATGCGGCGGGCTTCACTGGGTCGGCGGACGCGGGGGCGGCGGGCAGTAGTGCCGCCAGCATGGCGAACGCGAGACGGGCTGTCGTGTAGCGCATGATGTCCTGCTCTGGTTGTGCGTACTGGGTCCTGGTAGCCCCGTCATGTTCCAGAGATGCGCCCGCACCGCGGCTTCCCGCCCGGGTGCATCTTCTCCCGCTCCTCCAGCACCTTCCACCACAACTCCTTCAGCTCCGGGAACAGGGTGAAGCACTTGCCGAGGTCGATCCCGCGACCGTGAGGCATGCGCAGGTCGCGGTCCCTGTCGCGGGCGGCGGCGACGGTGGCGACGCCGTCGACGATTCGCCACCAGGCGGTAGCGTCACCGAGGCTGGTGGAGTGGGTGACCGGTCCGGGTTCGGTCACCGGACGTCCTCGACAGGGATGTCGATGATCTCCGGGCGGGCAGTGAGGGCGTGCGGGGCGGTGCCGCGCTCAAGCATGTCCAGCTCTTCGGCGGTGACCGGCCAGCCGTCCTCGCCGACAGGCCATATGCCGTCGTCGCGGTGCTGGTAGGAGATGGGGCCGCTCATGCGCGGCTCCGGTTCGAGTCGGGCACGATCTTCCCGGCGTCCACGAGCACCGCCCAGGCGGCGGCCTTGGTCTCGCACGTGTCGGGGTGGCAGTCGATGTGTACCTGCATCGCCAGGCGGGGTTCCTTGCGGCCCCAGTCGCGGTTGCGGTGGGACAGGCAGTCGAACCGCATCGTCACCACCCCCGCAATGGCAGGTAGGTGCGCTGCGCCTCGACCTCCAGGCGGGCCTGCAGGTCGGCGAACGACAGGCCGCGGCGGTGGCGCGCGGTGGGCTGGTGGAAGGTGGCGGCGAAGACGATCACGCCGCTGACGAACAGGAGCAGGCCGAGGAGATCCATCGTTCAGACTCCCGCCGGGACGTCGAGGTAGGCGCGGCCTCGTGGGGTCTTGGTGAAGCCTCTGCCGCGCGGCGTGATCTCCCAGGCGTCGCGGCGGATGCCGGGACGCGTGAAGACCATGCCGATCTTGGCGAGGTGTTTGATGGCGCGGTCGGCGGCTCTGCTGGAGATGCCTGCGTCCTTGGCGATTTGAGCGGCGGTCAGCGAGCCGCCTGGAGCGAGTGTGGCGAGGACTCTGGCCTCGTTCTCGTTCATCCCGGTCCCTCCGGTACCTCAAACGGGTGTGGGTGGCTCACCGCGCCGGGGAGAAGAAAGCCCCAGCTTGTGGGCTGTGCTGCGGCTTCCGGAGACCCCGGCGCGGGGCCACGCTCTCAGGTTCACATGCCGGGTGCCAGCTGAAGTACCAGAAAAGTGCCAGTAATCTTGACCCTGCCGTTCGGCGCTGATTCCAGATATCCTCAATGGCGTACACACTCACCCGCCCACTCGGAGCGAGGCCCCTCTCATGACTACCGATGGCATCGGTAAGCGCATTGCCGCAGAGCGCAAAGTCGCCGGACTGACGCAAGAAGCGTTCGCGAAACGCATCGGTTACAGCAAGGGCATGGTCAGGGCGGTCGAGCAGGGTCGCGAACCCGCGTCCTCCGGATTCATTGCGAAGGCCGCTCGCGTGCTGGCGGTGGAGCCTGAGCACCTGATGGGTACCCCGTACTACGACACCATCGAGGAGGAGGGTCCGCTGGAAGGTCTGGCGGACCTGCGCGCGATTCTTGCCGAGGGTGCATTCGTGCGACAGTTGGACCCCATGCCCCTGTCTGATCTGCGGGCACGCCTTTCGGTGGTCGAAGACTCCCTGCGAAATGACAAGACGCGCAAGGCACTGGCGAACCTCCCCGCCCTGATCCGCCAGCTCTACGGTGCATGCCACGCCGCGAACACCGAAGGCGAGCGCGATCAGGCATACCGGTTGCTGTGCGCAGCCTGGATCGCTGCGGAAGGTGCTTGCGCCCGCCTCGGGCACTCCGCGCTTACTGCACTCATCCTGGACCGCCTCGACTCGGCCGCCATCTACATCGACGACCCGCTGATGACGGTGCGAAGCCTGATGAAGCGCGCCCGGCTGCTCATGGCCCACGGCTCCACCGAAGTCGCGATGTCGCTTGTAGAGCAAGGGATCGGGCTAGTGGACGGCGACAGCGAAGCCGAGCGAGTGTTACGCGGCTATGGACTGCTGCGCGGCGCGATCGTCGCCGGACGAGACCGAAACCTCGACCTTGCCCAGCAGTTCGTAGCTGAAGCCCGAGATCTGGCGCGGCCGATGCAGCACGAGAGCGATCTGTACACTACGGAGTTCGGGCCGGGGAACGTAGAGATTCACGCATGTGCGGTAGAGCTTGAGGCTGGCGACCCGGGCAAGGCTGCTCGGGAGGGAGCCGCCTTGAAGCTCCCCCCGGATGTCTCCGCGACCCGTGCCGGGCATCACTGGCAGGATAACGCCCGCGCTTGGATCCTCACTGGTCAACCGGACAAGGCGATGCACGCGTTGAACATGGCACGCCGTGTCGCGCCGCAGCAGACGAAGCTGCACCCGAGCGTTCGCGAATCGTTGTTTGCCATAGCATCTGCGGAGCGGCGGAAGTCCGACAGCACGGGCTCCTTCGCCCGTTGGCTCGGTGTCTCACTCTGAACCAGATCGCCCCGGAACTCATTGAGTCCGGGGCGATTTCGTGTGTACGGAACCTACTTGGAGTTGAATCGCCAGCCATCCAGGTTGGCCGGAGGTTCCCCGCCGCCGGACACGGCGGAGTCGTCCTGCCCGTGGACGCCGCCATAGAGGTTGGTCAGCGGCACCTGTGCGCTGGTGAAGGACCCCCAGAGAACAGGCATCCACGGCATGGTGGAGACGTACGCCGCGTAATTGGTGCCGTCGACCTTGAGCGTGATCCGGGTGCCGTCCGGCCATTTCTGCCAGATCTGGTTGTAGGCGGGCGTCCCAGTGGCGGGCGTGAAGGTCGTTCCGTCCCAGGACAACATCGCGATGCCCATCAGGTTCGCGGTGAACCAGAAGTGGACACCGGCATGTTGCGACGCTGGATCAGCGCGCAACGCTATCGACATCGCGGAGTGCTGCGGGTTGCGCCCGTTCCATCGGACAACGGCCGAAACCTCCTGCGTGGCACTGACGGCCGGGGTGTTGTGGAACGCCATCGATACAGGCTCGCTGGGCGTACCCACCGCGGAGAGCTGATCGCCGTCGATGTACAAGGTGCCGCCGCCGTGTGTGGTCCAGGACGGGCCGAGGGTGGTGCGGTTGAAGTCGTCGGAGATCGTGACAGCGCCGTGCGCTGTAGCGGCCCCGCACATCAGGCCGAACACAGTCACGAAAGCGGCGAGAACGAAGCGAATTCGATTCATCACTGCCGCCCCCGCAATGCGCGAGCGACCTTTACGGCGCGCAGAATAGATTGCGCAAGCCGTTCGGCCTCATCGGGATTCAAGTCCGTCTCGCCGAGGGAGATGACTGCGCCCGTCGAAAAGACATTTACGTCCAGCGGGCCGTGTTCATGAAATGGCTGGGCGTGCCGCGGTTCTTGAACGTGGTCCAGGCATCGCGGGCAGAAGACGCACGAGTGATCAGCAGGGCCATCGAGAGCCCAGTCATGGGTGGGCGTTTCGACGGCGGAGAGGTTGGGTGCCTGCCCGCCCTCAGGGGCGGGGGCATCAACGACGGGAGTCGTTCGCTGCGCAAAGTGTGCAGCGTAGTGTGTAGTGCCCATCGGCCGGGATTCCTATCCCGAGCATTTGGGCTGGTAGATCGCCTTTTGGT